ATTGCATACGACACATTGTTACAGGTAACGAAGGAAATACAATCAGAGGGGTGGACTTTTAATAGAGAGCCTCATTATAAATTCACACCTGATACAAATGATGAAATAGTTATACCTAATAATATATTACAACTTAAGTTATCAGAGAGTGGTACTAACGCACAATATGATGGTATCAGGAGAGACGGTAAACTGTATGATAGACTACATCACAGATATACCTGGCCTGATCATAGTGAAGTAGAGTGTGATGTAATATGGGAATTTGACTGGGTAGATATACCTGAACCTATACAGCAATTCATTGTAACCAGAGCAGCTGGTATAACATCTCAAAGAATTGTAGGTGATTCTAATCAATATGAGATGCTTCAACAGCAAGAAGCTTTTGCTAGAGCTAACGCCATGGAGTATGAAACTAGTCAAGGACAGTATACAATATTCGGTCATCCATATGATAAAACTAACTACTATAATAGTTACCAACCTTACCAAGCACTTCGAAGATAATGCCAGCAATTAGCCAAAGAGTCGATAATTATCTTGGTGGAGTATCTAGACAATCTGATGATAAGAAACTAGCAGGTCAAGTTAGGGAATGTTTGAATGGATATCCAGACCCTACATTCGGACTCACTAAACGACCTGGTTTCAAGTGGATTAAAACTTTAGGTTCTGGTACTACTTATGATAATTCTAGATGGTTCTACATAGCTAGAACAAAAGATGAAAGATACATAGGATGTATAAAACCAAAACCAAACAGTGGTTATGGTGATATAGATATATGGAATGTTGATGGTACAGTATGTACTGTTAATATGGATACATCTACAGCAGTTAATGCAGTTAATTACCTTACAGGATCTCGTCTAAATTATGAGATATTAACTGTACAAGATACATCTATCATAACAAATAATTTATTTACTGTTGCTAAACAGGCTGATCCTACATTTAATGTTAATAGACAAGCTTCTATTGTATTAAGCGGTTCCCCTATTAGTAATGTTTATACAGTTAGTGTCGATGGTAATGTAATAACACATACTAGTAATGCCAGTGGTACTTATGATAGTATTTTGACTGCATTAAAGAGTGCTATAGATGCTCTAAGTATATCAGGTCTTACTGTAACTAAATATAGAGAGTCCTTATATTTATCAGATAGTAATTCTACAATAGCTATCTCTGGTACTGGTGGACAATCAGGTGAATCTTTATATGTCTTTACTGATCAAGTCAGTAATATAACAAAATTACCTGAGCAAAGTTTTAACGGACATTTAGTAAAGATTATAAATACTAACTCTAATGAGGATACATACTTTGCTAAATTTGCAGCTGATAATGGAGTATCTGGTGCTGGTCACTGGGCAGAAGGATTAGATCCATCTAAATCTCCTGGCCTAGATGCATCCACAATGCCACATGAGTTAATCAATACATCTCTAAATACATTTACATTTAGACAAGTTAGTTGGGTAGCAAGGACTGTAGGAGATGATGTAACAAACTCTCACCCTAGTTTTGTTGGTAAAAAAATTCAAGCAGGGTTTTACCATAACAATAGATTAGGATTCTTATCAGATGATAATGTATCCATGAGTCAGTCACAAGACTTTTATAATTTCTACCATAGTTCAGCTCAAACTGTAACAGATGCTGATCCTATAGATATAAATGTCTCAACTATCAGACCAGCTACTTTACACGCTGTTCTACCTACTACTCAGGGTCTACTATTATTCAGTAAAAACCAACAGTTTATGCTGTCTGCTGCCGATGGAGTATTAACACCTACGACAACTAACATCCGTGTTATAGCTAACTATGATATGGATACAGATATACAACCAGTTGATATGGGTGGTATTATCGATTTTGTTAGTAAGACGCCTAGTTATACTAGAACGTTTGCTATGCAAACCTTTGGTCAGCAAGAGAATCCTAAAGTTTTAGATATAAGTAGAGTAGTTAATGAGTGGGTACCAGCTACAGTAGATACTTTAATCGCTAGCCCTCAGAATAAATTCATAGCTTTGTCAGATCAAAGCTCAAGAGATGTCTATTTCTATAGAACTTATCATGATGGAGAGAAGCAAGTTATTGAAGCTTGGTTTAATTGGAAGTTACCAGGTACTGTACAGACAGTAGCAACTGACTCAGATGATTTCTTTGCAGTTACTAAACAAGGTAGTCAGTTTACTCTATCTCAAGCTAGTTTAAGTCAGAGTCCTAGTGATGCTATTATTGTTAATAATGAAGGTAACTCTATTAACCCTTGTATAGATCTTTATACTGAAGCTAGTAATGTAGCAGGTAATAATAAAGTTGATTATGATGCTACAAATGACTTTTCTAAAGTATTCATACCTTGGGATAATGTAACAGGTTTAACTCCTGTTATTATTATTAAAGGTACTACAGCTACAGGACAGTTTATTGAATCTGGTTTCACTACTA